GGCGACTGCAGCGCGGCGTCGAATACCAGCAGGTGCGGCTCTGGCAGCGGCGGCAGGGTCATTGCGCCTCCAGCATCTCGTGCATGATCTGCGCCTGTCGGGTGCGCATGGCGTCCCTCGCAGCGTCCCCAGTATCCCGCGCAGCGTCCCGCGCGGCGGCCCACGCAGTGGCCCTCGCAGCGTCCCCAGTATCCCCCGCAGCGTCCCCCGCGGCGTCCCACGCAGCGGCCCACGCAGCGGCCCCAGCGTCCCGCGCAGCGTTACCCGCAGCGGCGTTCGCAGCGGCCAACTCCGCATCCGTTGCCCGCCCATGCGCGTACCGCTCGGCTGTGTCGAGCGCCGCAAGCGATCGCGGGTCAGTCATCAGGTGCTGCACCTCGCGCGCAAACGCCACTGCGAGCAGTCGGGCAAGCCTGTCGCACGGCTCGGTTGTGGCGCGCAGGCACCACAGCGCATCGTCCAGCCCGTTGGAATCGAGGACGACGGCGAGCGCGATCGGCGTGTCGCGGCCGTAGCTGTTGACGCCACCGAGGTGCTTCGCGAGCTTGCGGTAGCCGCTTTCGCACGCGCCGTGTTTGCGCAGCAGGTCGAAGGTTGTGTAGATCATCGATCGCTCCTCAGCGCGTCGTCGATGCGTGCGACCAAACACACATCGCTGTGTCTGTTGTGGCCGAAGCAGACGCTGCAGATACGCGACTCCTGCCAAAGTTCGCCTAGCAACTCCGGCATCGCCTCGGCCAGCAGCGCCCGCAGCGCGTCGCGCTCCTCGCACACCCGCCCAAGCTGTTCTCGCAGCGTCCACTCTGGCGTTGGCGGCTCTGCGAACAGTGGCTCCACGATGTAATAGCCGATCAGTTCCTTACCTCGTGGTGGCACGAGATGTTTCGGTTGCTGTCCATATGTCCACCGCTCGTCGCGCTGATGTTTCCACCGCCACGCCACGGGCTGCGGGCCGGTTTTCTCGCCCTCGTCTGCTGCTCGTGCCGCAAGCAGCGAATCCATGTACGGATTACTCGTCATCATCCTTACTCCCGTAAACGATCATCCACACGGACGCTACGATGGCGATGCACAGCGGCAGCACGATCCACAGCCCAACTGCCTCGATCCTCGCGATGTCCATCACTCGCCCCTCAGCGCGGCGTCGATCACGGACATTTCGTGGCATGTCTCCGGCCTGCGCCCTGCGGCGTGCATGTGTGCCCGCACTTCCAGCAGCGCACCGCGCGCCTCAGCCAGCAGCGCCCGCAGCACGTCGCACTCCGCCCGCGCCATATCGCGCTCCAGCAGCAGTCGCGCTGCTTCGGCGCTCTCCAGGCGCATCCCATCTAACGCCGCATCGCACTCCGCTCGCGCCGCATCGCGCTCGCCCTCAGCCACTCGCATCGCGCCGTAGGTCAACGCGCGTGCGAACGACGACAGCGGCACGCCTTGCGCCCGTTCCAGCGCCTTGAGGTGCTGATAGTTCGCCGCCTCGGCCTGCTGCATGCGGCGGTGCCATTCGCGCGCCTTCGACACGTGCTCGTCGTGCTGGCGTCGCGCCGCATCGCGCTCGGCTCGCATCTGCGCGCACTCGGCGTCCTGAAGGCGGCGCTCGGCGGTGGCGAGGTAGATTCGGGTAGGGGTCATGGGGTGGTGTGTTCCATGGGGTGGTGTGTTCAGATCTGCATCCACGTGCGCGGCCACTTCGACGGCACCTGCCGGCGCTTCGACTCGTCGGCCGCGCGGGTCGGCGCGACGAACGCGACGCCAACCGCCGCTGCGACCGCCTGCCGGTTCGCGCGGCGCGAGCCGGACGGGTCGATCCCGAGCCGCGCGTAGGACTGGTGCAGGTGGTAGCGCGCCGTCATCTCAGCGATTCCGATCCGCGCGCCGATTTCGGCCAGCGACAGACCGTGCGCGAACAGCGTGCAGACCTCGCGCTGGCGGCCGGTGAGGGGGCGCGTCATGCCGTCATCTCCGCGCGCGTGACCGCATCCATCAGCGCGGCGACTTCGGCGAGGAAGTCTCGCGCCACCTGTTCCACGTGCGACAGCTCGTCGGCCGTCGGTACGTACCGGCGCACGAACAACTGCGCGGGGATGTGTCGGATGCGGTCGTCGAACGACACGAAGTCGCACCAACGGCGACGGGTGGCCGCGAGCTGTAGGCACATCTGCGGCTTGTACTGATCCGGCACGACGCCGGCCGCGATGTAGTCGAGATGCGTCGTCGTCTCCGGCACCTTGATCTCGACCAGCCCGTCGGCGTCGACCAGCCCGTCCGGGGACGCGCCGCACCAGTCGATCTCCGGGTGCGCGACGAACCCGGCGAGCTGCACCAGGTTGCCGGTCTGCGCCTCGTATCGCGCGCGTGCGTCCGGCTCGCGTTCGAGCCCGTACTGCATGCGCGGCAGCACGACGTTGCGCATCGCGATCCCGGTCATGCGCTCGGCCGCGAGCGCCTTCACGAGCGCGACGCGCCGCGCGCCCGGCTTGCCGGCCTTCGTGAAGTCGAGTGCGTCCGCCATGCGCGATCCGGTGAGGCAGCCCGTGCGCTCGGCCAGCCACTCGCCAGTGCCTTGCAGCGGGTTCGCTGCGGTCATTCCGCGGCCTCCGGCGTCGCGGCGGTGGCATCCACCGTCCGATCCGCGTCGGCGGCTTCAGCGGCTTCCTTTAGGCTCCCGAGGGCCGGCGTGAGCGCCTGCCGGTCCGGCGCCGGGATCGCGCGCCAGAACGTGCGGAACGTCTCGGTGCCTTCGTTCGCCGCGTTGCGCGCGGACTCGAGCAGCGAGTCGGACGCGCCGACCGGCGCCGTCGGCGGCGGCATCGTGTCCGCGTCGATCGTCTTGCCGGCCATCTCCTCGGCCGTCGGGCCGCTGCCGACCTCGGGGAACGCCTTGCGCAGCGCCTGCGCCTCGGCACACTTCGCGAGCTGGCCGTAGGGGCGCTTCGTCCACATCGCGTTCGGCTGCGCGCTGTCGCGGCCCTTCGTCGCGTAGTTCTCGACCCAGCGCTCGACGGCGGTGAACTCGGCCACCACCGGCGCATCGGCGCGGCTGCCCGCGACCAGCCGGCGCACCGTCACGCGGCACCAGCTCGGGAACGTGATCTCCGCACCGCCGAGCGTGCGCGTCTCGTCGGGACCGAACTCCGGCTCCGAGCAGCCGGCGTAGTAGCCGGTGCGCGATGCCTTCACTCGGTACAGGTCGATGCCGGGCATCACGACGTCGCGCATCGTGCGCGACTTCGCGTCCCACATGGGGACGATGTGCACCGGCTTGTGCATCGGGTCGAGCTGCGCTGCCTTGCAGTAGCCGAGGACGAGCCGGATCGAGTCGTCCGAGGCGCCTGGGTAAAGGCTGGATCGCAGGACCGGCAGCAGCGAGTCGTCGTCGGCCGGCGTGGGTTGGATGCGTGCAAGATTCGACATGTTGTCTTTCATCAGCGCAGGCACGCCCGCCCGAACTGCTGGGCATCGGCCGGCGTGCAGGCGTAGGTGCGCTGCACGACCGCGCCGTTCTGGTACGTGCAGGCGTAGCAGGTACGCGTGTTCTGGTTCGGCGGCGGCTCGTCGAACGCGGAGCCGCAGCCGGACAGCAGCAGGAACAGCGCGATCAGGCCGGCCCACATCGCGGTGCCGATCACGCTGCCGACGATCAGGCCGCGTGCGGGGTCGAGCGCATCCTGCGCTTCCAGCTCGCGCGTGTTCTGCTGGAACGCCTGCGTGCCGACCAGGCGCTGCGCACGGCGGGAGTAGAGGGTGCTCATGCGACCTCCGTCCAGTAGTCCGGCGCCATCGCGTCGGCCTCGGCGCTCGCGCGGTCCAGCGCGTAGGCGTCGAGCAGCTCGACCTCGCGGCCGAGCAGCAGCGAGACCAGCGCGGCGTGCGGATCGCGCCGCTCGGCGATCCAGTGCGCGATGTCGGTCGTCAGGTAGATCCGGCCGGTGCCAGCCGGCGCCCACGGGCCGGGGTCTACCTCGACGTGGAACCGGCTGCGGCTGCCGAGCAGGCGCTGCAACTCGGTGAACCGGCTGTCGACGTAGGCGTCGACGCGCTGCTGCTCGCGCACCTGCCGGGCTGTCACCCGGTAGGCGTCGGCCAGCTCTGGGTCTGCGAATCCGTACACGGGGCCTCCCATGCCGTCACCGGACGGCGTGGGAATGACTATAGCAGCGCGCGCAACCTAGCGCAAGCATTATGCGCAACATAGCGCGCAAGGGTACGGAGCCGCGGACCCATGGCGCGAGCCTGCGAGCAGCGAAACGCTGCGGTCAGTCGTTTGGGGTGTCTATGCGCTTCGTGATCGGCATGCGCTGCTCGACCACGTCATCCGGCACGGCGTGGCCGAATGTGATCTTCGCCAGGCCGACGAGCCGCTCGCGGTCCTCGGCGGACAGCGACTGGTAGAACCGCGCCCAGGCAACCGCGGTATCGGTCAGCGGCTCGACGTCGTCGTGCGGCGCATCCAGCCAGCCCGGCGACTTGTCGAAGCACATCTCGATGTGACGCGCCATCTGATGACCGATCCCGCGCTGCGGGTTGACGCCGATGAGCTGCGACACATACGGGTCCGATCGTCCGATGCGCTTGGCGAATGACGCGAGCCCACCGCACGCCTTGGCGAGCAGGCGCGCATTGTCGCGGCGGACGTCGGAGACGATCGGCATGCAGAGCATGTTCGGCCGCTTAAGCGAATTGCGATATACGCGACCAGATTAACCGCACTTGCGCGCAGCGCGCAAGTGTGCGACAGTCGCGCCATGACACTGCGCGAACTGCTGGACGTGCTCTCGCCCGCCGAGAAGAAGGCGTTGGCTGAGAGAGCGCGGACCGAATACATCTACCTGTTCCAGATGGCCGCCGGGGCGCGGCAACCGTCGCCGAAGTTGGCGCGGCGGCTGGTCGACGCAGATCCTCGCCTCACGCTGGCGGACCTGCGGCCGGACATCTGGGGCGAGCCCGTCACGCACTGACCAGCGGACCCGATGATCGTCCTCGACGACGCCATCCGCGCCGCGCTGGCCGCGCACCAGCGGCTCGCGAGCCTGCCCAAGCGCAGGCACGAGCGGCTGTCCGCCGCCGGTCCGGTGCCGCGGCCCTGGCACCCGCCGGAGAAGCGCGCACGCGGACCCGGCATCGAGCTTCCAGGCTCGCGACCGCCGACATCCGGCTCGCGGGTCAACAAGTGGGGCTTCAGGCCGAACGAGCAGCTGCGCGTGACGGATGGAAAGCACGCCGGCCGGGTTGGCGAGTTTCGCGGCATGGCTAAAGAGGACGGCGTGACGCTCAAGCCGGAAGGCGAGGAGCGATTCGAGACGAAGGCGCGCTGGTGCGTGCGGGTGAAGTGAACTAGGGCACTCCGGGCCGACTAAGGGCGAGACTTGCCTCGCCGCGCGGAAGAAAAGGGCAAGCGTTACCCGCACGTCAGCGGTATGCGGACTAAGGGCCGCACGGTGGTCGGACCTGCAAGCCGGAGATTGCGGGATGCCCGAAAGGGCGGTGGAAACTTTCAAACCCTTTTGGGGGTTTGGGGGTCTTTAGGTGGAAGTACACGCGCGGGGGGCGGTTATGGAACTAGTGCTGTACGAACGGGCCAAAACGGCGCTTGCCGCCGCTCACCGGGTTGACGAGGTGAAGGAAATCCGCGACCGGGCGGAAGCGGCTGCGGCCTATGCGCGGCAGGCGAAGGACTCGCAAATGATCGCCTGGGCGACCGAGATCAAGGTGCGTGCCGAGCGGCGGGCGGGCGAGTTGATGGCAAAGTTGCAGCGCGAACAGGGGACGAGAAGCGACTTAGTCCGGCCGGCGGACAAAGTTCGCTCAGAGTATGCCGAGACGCTTGAACAAACCGGCGTGACGCGGCAGACCGCGCACCGCTGGCAGCAGTTGGCGGCGATGCCCGACGAGCATTTCGAGACGGCGGTGGCAACCGCGAAGCACGTCAGTAACGAAGTGTCGTCCGAGTTCGTGCGGCGCCAGTACAAAGAAGGCAGCGACGACGTGATCGTCGGCAAGCGGCGCGCATCCGGGCCAAAGACTGAAGCTGCCAAGCAGCGGCTTGAAGCATTGAGAGCCTCCGGTCAGCAGACATACACGGCTGGCGCGATGCGCGCGTGCTTGCGGGCCGTTCGGGAGTACCCGGACGACGCAGCGGCCGAAATCGAACTCATCGAGGAACTGATGGCCGAGTTGGCCGCAGTCGTTGAGACGGCGCACGCGGGCCTATCCGAAGCCGCGTAAATCAGAAGGAAGACCGTGAAACCTGAAATCGTGAATGTCACGCCTAGCAAGGCGAAAGAGTGGCTTGCGCGGAACGTCGACAACCGGCGGTTGCGCGAGAACGTGGTAACCGGCCTGTCGGATGCGATCCGGCGGGGAGAGTGGATTCTGTCGCATCAAGGGATTGCGTTCGGCAAGAGCGGGAAATTGCTGGACGGTCAGCACCGCCTGCACGCGATTGTGGAGGCCGGAATGGCGGCGCCGATGATGGTGACGTGGAACGTTGACGACGAAGCGTTCAAGGTCACCGACATTGGCACGAAGCGGCAGGCGTCGGACATCCTCGACATCAGCACCGGGCACGCTGCGGTGGCGCGCTTCATTGCTGTCGTCGAGGACAAGACGAGCCGCGCGTCGCTCACGCCGCAGTTCTTGATGCCGTTCGTTCACGCGACTGCGGAGCCATACGCGCGACTCAATGAGTTCTGTTCGATGACGAGCAAGACGTGGAGTTCGGCGGCGGTGCGCTCGGCGGCGATCCTGCGAATGATGGATGGCGCGGACGAGAACCATGTGCTGATGACGTACTACGCGCTGGTTCATCTGGACTACGACTCGATGCCGCCGATTGCGAAGGCGCTTCTTCGGCAGAAGGATCGCGGCACCTTTCACGCTGCGAATACCGAGATGTTTGTGCGCTGCCTGGATGCGTTCAACCCGGACAAGGCGCACCAGCGGACAATCCAGATCGTCAGCACGGCGACTCAGTTGGAGTATGCGCGGCAGGTGATCGCGCGGGAGATTCGCGGGCAGAAAAAAGCCCCGGTTGCTTTCGCCGCCGGGGCCAAAAAGACCGTGAATGTCAGCCGGCATTTTACCCCTGCGCTTATCTGAGTCCAAGTAGACGCGCCGGGGTTCGCCCCGGCGCCTGCAACCATGAACCTGCCAACCAAAACCGGCACCTACGTCATGCCAGCCGACGTAGCCGCAGCCTACCGGCGCATCTACCCGTCTGCCGACGACGAGTTCGCGCGCATGACGATCTGGCTCGAGACGAACGCCGCGCGCCGGCCTGCGTCGCCGAAGTCCGCGCCGCGCTTCGTCGCCAACTGGTTCTCGCGCGTGCCTCGCAAGCCGCAGCAGGCGCGCCACGACTTCATGGCGGCGTTCACCGGGAGGTCTGTCGATGGTTACGGAGGAAATGGTAGGCCGGCTATTCGACAGGATGGCGAGCGTCTACGGCGTGCAGAAGATGTCGTCGATGTGGAGTGGTGCCGAGCCGCAGGAGGTGCAGCGGACGTGGGCGCGGACGTTATCGCGCTACCCGACCGGCGCCTTGCGAGCGGCGGCTGACGCGATGGGCGAGGAGTGCGGTGCATGGCCCCCGACGCTGACGGAGTTCGTCGCGCTTGTGCGCAGCAAGCAGGAAGCGCCGGAGTACCGCCGCGCGCTGCCGGTGCCGCGCAGGACGCAGGCGGAAGTCGAGGCCGGTGCGCGCGAGATGGCGAAGATTCGCGCGCTGCTGGCCGGTGCGGTGAAACGTGTCCCGGCTCGGGTGCCGGGGGAGGGCTAGAGCGTGAACTACGACGAAGCTATCCAGTGGCTGAGTGACGAGGCGGCGCACTTGATCGGCCGCGCCAAGCTGTTCGCCCACATGGGCGCGTGGCTGACCGAGGGCGATCTGCTTGAACACGCCGCCGCGCTCATCACCATCGAGAACATGCTGCGCTACCACGCGCAGGTGTCGCGTGACTGAGTTCCGCGCCGTGCGCACGCTCGCCACCGAGCGCGACGACTGCGCGCATTGCCGGCACGCGACGCCGCGCCCGTATGCCGGCGGCGGGACGCTGCTGATGTGCGCCGAGGAGTCGACGCTGCGCGCGTTCGGGCGCGAGCTGGTGGCGGCGAGCGTCGCGCGGGCCGACTGGTGCGACGGGCGGATGTGGAGCAAGCGCGCATGACGCCAGACGAAACCGAGTGTGCGCTGCTGGCCGAGACGCTATTCACCGTGGCCCGCCTGCACGGGGTGCGCGGCATCGAAGTCGTCTGGATCGACGCGGACGGCGGGCACTACATGCAGGCCGGGTGCTGCGCGCGGGACTGCGACGCGGAAGCGGTGGCCGTCGCTACGCTCGCTCACGCTCGGCCGATAGGAGGCGTGCAGTGAGGGTGCTTGTAGCCTGCGAGTACAGTGGCGCCGTCCGCGACGCCTTCCGCGCGCTCGGCCACGACGCAATGTCGTGCGACTTGCTGCCGACGGAGCGCCCCGGCCCGCACTACCAGGGCGACGTGCGAGACGTGCTGTTAGGCCGATGGGACTTGATGGTGGCGCACCCCCCGTGCACGCACCTGTCGGTATCCGGCGCTCGGTGGTTCGCGGAGAAGCGCAAGCAGCAGGCCGAGGCGCTCGACTTCGTGCGCCTTCTGATGCGCGCCGACATCCCGCGAATCTGCATCGAAAACCCGGTATCCGTCATCAGCAGCGCAATCGCTCCGGCGACGCAGACAGTCCATCCGTGGCAGTTCGGGCACGGCGAGACGAAGGCCACGTGCCTGTGGCTCAAGAACCTGCCGCCACTGGAGCCGACGCACGTCGTTGAAGGCCGTGAGCCGCGCGTTCACATGATGCCGCCAGGCCCGGAACGCTGGCGCGAGCGTAGCCGCACCTACGCAGGCATAGCGCAGGCAATGGGTGCCCAGTGGGGCGCGCTCGCCGGGATACCTGCGGACTTGTTCGACATGGCGGGGGAGGCGGCGGCGTGACAATCCCCCGTGGACGCGCCAGGACGGCCGTGGAGGCGCTCTCGCGGCTCTGGACGTGCGCGGGTAGCGGCGAGCCCGCGCAGCCGCCTGTAGCGGCTCTGGCAGCGCACGCAGCGCACGCACCCGGCCGGCGGTTCGACAGGGCGAACCTGCGCGGCTCGCAGCGCACGCTCGGCCCATGCGACAGGGTGCTGCTCGTCGCCGGCCCGGACGCGGGGGCGGTGGGCATCATCGCGCCGACGGACTACCCGGTGCAGCCGGGTGCGTCGTCGCTCGTCGTGCTGCTGGACGGCGGGCGCGCGGTGGTGGTGGGGCGCGACTGGCTGGCGGAGGTGGTGTAATGCCGGCTATTCGGAAAATCGTGTGGAAAACGTGTTGTGCAACGCAGCAACTGACAGGCAATGACGATGCTATCAATCACTCCCATAAACCTGGATGAGGCTAATGCCTTCGTGGCAGAGCACCACCGTCACCACCGTCCCGTTGTCGGAGCCAAGTTCGCCGTGGCCGTTTCCGATGGGGCCGGCCAGGTGCGAGGCGTTGCCATTGTTGGCCGCCCTGTCGCCCGGCTTCTGGATGACGGCTGGACTCTGGAAGTTAATAGAGTCTGCACTGACGGGGCGCGTAACGCTTGCAGCATGCTGTACGGGGCTGCATGGCGGGCGTCCAGGGCGATGGGATACAGGCGGGTCATTACATACACCATGCCAGAAGAAGGTGGGTCAAGTCTGCGAGCTGCTGGCTGGAAACTCGTTGGCCGGCGTGGTGGCGGAAATTGGAATGTACCAAGCCGGCCTAGGATTGATACCGATTCTCTACTGCGCGGCCAAAAGCTGCTTTGGGAGGCATAAGAATCAATGGTGCATAGCAACATGGATTTTTCCATTCCACACGAAAATCCGAATAGCCGTAATGCCCCGCGATGACGAACACGCGCACCAGGTCGCGCTTTTCGCGTGGGCGGACAACGTGCGCCGGCAGTACCCCGAGCTGGCGCTGCTTTTCGCCGTCCCGAACGGCGGGCAGCGCAGCCCACGCACCGCCGCGCGCCTGAAGGCCGAGGGCGTGCGCGCAGGGGTGCCCGACGTGTGCCTGCCGGTGCCGCGCGGGGGGATGCACGGGCTGTTCATCGAGCTAAAGCGCCCCGGCCTGCACTCCGTAAGCCCGGTGCAGCGCGAATGGATTGAGACACTCAGCGCGTACGGCTACCGCGCCGAGGTTGCCGTCGGGTGGGACGCCGCGCGGGAGCTGATTGTCGAGTACCTGGAGGCGCGGCATGACTGACGCGGTGACGACGATGCTGGAGCGCACGATCCGCGACGCGACGTATGACCACTGTCGCACCGATCCGCCTGCGGTCGAGTTGCGGGCGTGGCTGATGTGCCAACTGGACCGCAACAGGGACCGCATCCCGCGAATCGACGCGCTGCGGCTGGAAGCACTCATTGACGCGCTCACCGGGCACGCGCGGTGGACGGGGAGGGACTGATGACGCTCGCTATCGTCATTGACACGACGCCGGCCGACTGGGCGTGGCGCCCGGAGTGCACGCGCGTATGGCGCGGCTGGTGGTGGCGCTGGCTGTGCGTCGAGATTCGCTATGCGAGGGGGGTGTGATGGCTCGGGTTCTTGTGTCTTTGCTGTTCGCGTTCTTCGCGCCGCTGGTTGCATGGGTGGGCGGCTACGGGTTCGACGAACGCGGCACCGCTGCCGTGTTCACGCTTGTTATGGGCGCGTTCCTGTTCGTGTGGACGTTTTTCTGGCCAGGGTGGGGTGACGTTCGCCCGACGTGGGGCATCAAGCACGCATCGCTCATCCGCTGCCTGCGCGCGGCCGAGGATCGCATCCGCGCCGGGGACGATCCGCGCGACGTGTTCGCCGACTTCGGGTGGACGATTGATGACTGAGGCGCCCGCCCGCGAGGAAACCGCGCGCCTGTCCATGTGCGAGGGCAAGCAGCGGTTTACCGACGCCGCCCGCGCGAAGATGGTCACGCGCGCCATGAACCGGCGCCCCGGCCGGCACGCAAACCCTTACCGATGCCGGCACTGCGGCGGCTGGCACGTCGGATGGAGAGCATAGGCATGGAGTACGAGAAGACCTTTCCGTGGGCCGACTCCGAGATGTGGCAGCTCGGCCCGTACCGCATCATCCCCGTGCAGTCGGGGCGTGCCTACGCGCTGCCGGGCGGTGCCGTCATCCGGCAGGACGAGATGCAGGCGATCGCCGCGCGGCAGTCGTGGGCCATCCGCCCGCCGATCACGAGGCGCGAGCCGTGAACAGCGGCGATCGGGTGCTTGTGACGCGCTACGGCACGCGCGGACGCCCGCCGCGCAGCGTGACGCCACAGAAGTTGCCGGGGACCGTCGTCAAGGCGAACGGTTCGTCCGCGCTCGTGCGCTTCGACGGGCGCGACGACGCGGTGTGGGTGGATGCGAAACACATTGCGCCGGCGGGCTATGAGACGCACGAGGTCGCCGCGTGACGGACGAGCGGCTCACGTACCTGCTCGACGTCTGGCGCGAATGGATGCGCCGCCCGGATCATCTGGGCGCGCTCGGCTACCCGTCCACCGCGTCCGGCATCCGCTATCGGCCAGGCGGGGACTTCGACGCGATGATTTCCAACCTCGACGAGACGATGGCGCTGGCCGTCGACGCCTGCGTTGACGATCTGCCGCTCATGGAGCGCACCGCAGTCTATGCCGTCGTCATCGGGCCGGCAGTCTGGCGGCTGCGCGAGCCGATGGCGGACGTGCACGAGCGGGCGCGGGCGATGCTCAAGGTCGCGCTCGGCAGGCGCGGCATCGAGTGATTATCGGGCGTTATCCGGGGCGCGATAAGCACTTGTTCGGAGAGCTTGAACTTAGTCGGGCGCGCTTGCTATCCTCGGCTTCGTGGGCCGAATTGTCTCTACGATTCGGCTAGCGCTTTCTCCTCCTCCTGAGTATTAGCCCGCGCTCGCGGGCGTTTTTTTGCGCCGAACAATCCGCGACGGAACTCGGCATGGGACTAATCATGGCCGCTCGACTGAATCCGCGCCACACCGAGATGGTGCGGCAGAAGATCCAGGCGTCCGCCATCATCCATCGCCTGCAAGAGCACGTCAAAGGCGAGGTGGAGATGAGCAGCACGCAAGTCACGGCGGCGCTCGGTCTGCTGGACAGGTCAGTCCCGAAACTCGCGCAAATGCAACACGTTGGCGATAACGAGGGCGGCCCGATTCGGCACGTGTTCGTGTGGGCCGAGCAGAACGCATCGTAATCCCCTACGCGCCGCGCAAGGCTTTCCTGCCGTTCCACGGCCGCGCCGCGCGATGGGCGGTGATGGTCTGCCATCGGCGGGCCGGCAAGACTGTCGCGTGCATCAATGACCTGCTGCGCCGCGCGCTGACGACTGAGCGCGAGGACTGGCGGGGGGCGTACATCGCGCCCTACTACGCGCAAGCCAAGGACGTTGCCTGGACGTACCTGCGCCGCTATGCCGGCGTCGTGCCGGGTGTGCAGTTCAACGAAACGGAACTCCGCGCCGACTTCCCGAACGGCTCGCGGATTCGCCTGTACGGGGCGGACAACGCGGACGTGCGGCTGCGCGGGATCTATCTCGACGACGTGATCCTCGACGAATACGCCGACTTCGCGCCGTCGATATGGGGCGAGGTGATACGCCCGCTGCTCGCCGACCGGCAGGGGCGTGCGGTGTTCATCGGCACGCCGAAGGGGCACAACTCGTTCCACCGCATTTGGCAGGACGCGGACGGCGTGCCCGAATGGTTCCGGCTGATGCTGCGCGCATCCGATACCGGCATCATCGACGCGGGCGAGCTGCGGGCCGCGCAGGCGCAGATGACGCCCGACCAGTACGCGCAGGAGTTCGAGTGCAGCTTCGAGGCTGCGATCCAAGGCGCGTACTACGCGAAAGACCTTGCGGCAGCCGAGCGCGACGGGCGCATCGGCGAGGTGCCGGTCGATCCGATCCTGCCGGTGAATACCGTCTGGGACCTGGGCGTGGCCGACTCGACGGTCGTGCAGTTCTTCCAGGCCGTGCGCGGCGGAAGCGTGCGGATCGTGGACGCATACGAAGCGTCCGGCTACGGGCTCGACCACTACGTGCGGATGCTGCGGGATCGCGGCTACACGTATGGCGACCATTGGGCGCCGCACGACATCGAGGTGCGCGAGCTGGGATCCGGGCGTTCGCGCATGGAGACTGCCGCGAGCCTGGGAATCCGGTTCAAGGTGGTGCCGAACCTGCCGGTGCAGGACGGCATCAACGCGGCGCGGATGCTGCTGCCGCGCTGCTGGTTCGACAGGCGGCGCACGGCGGGGATGCTGGACGCGCTGCGCCAGTACCGCGAGAAGATCGACGAGAAGCGGCAGGTCAGCCTCGGCCCGCTGCACGACTGGACATCACATCATGCCGACGCATTCCGCTATCTCGCCATCGCGGCGAGAGAGGCGGCACCGAAGCGCGCGGCACAGGCTGACATTCACTGGCTCGCATAATGGCTGACAAGGACATCATCCAGGACGCGCAGGAGCGGTTCCGCCTCGCGCATGATGCCGAGTCGGAGAACCGTTCGTGCGCGCTGGAAGATTTGGAATTTGCGCGCCTGGGCGAGCAATGGCCCGAGCAGTACCGGCGCCAGCGCGAGGCTGAAGGACGCCCGTGCCTGACGATCAATCGCATCCCTGCGTTCGCGCGGCAGATCGTCAACGACGCACGGCAGAACAAACCTTCAATCCGCGTGCGCCCGGCGGACAGCAACGCCGACCCGAAGACCGCCGACGTCTACAACGGGCTGATCCGCAACATCGAGCAGTCGAGTAACGCGGACATTGCGTATGACACGGCGTTGGAGAGCGCGGTCTACTGCGGCTTCGGCTACTTCCGCGTCAAGACGGACTACGCGCACGACGACACGTTCGACCTTGACCTGTGCATAGAGCGCGTGGCGAACCCGTTCGTCGTGTACGGCGATCCGGCGTCGCAGGCGGCGGATGCGAGCGACTGGCGATTTGGATTCGTGACCGAGCTGATCGAGGCGGACGAATTCTCCGCGCGGTACGGCAAGAACACCGCCACGCTCGACTGGTCGGCCGACGGTGACGAGCGCGACCAGCACTGGCGCGATGAGAAGCGCGTCCGCGTCGCCGAGTACTGGGACCGCACCGAGGGCGAGCGCGAGATCGTGCAACTGTCGGATGGCCTGGTCATCGCCGCCGACGTGTACGCGAAGAACCGCGACCTGTTCGACGCGCAGGGCCTGCAAGTGACCGGCACGCGCATGACGCGCACGCACAAGGTCAAGCAGCACTTGCTGACCGGCGCGGAAGTGCTGGAGACGAACGAGTGGGCGGGGCGCTATATCCCGATCGTGCCGGTGTATGGCGACGAGGTGAACGTCGAGGGCAAGCGCTACTTCCGCAGCATGGTGCGGGACGTGCGCGATGCTCAGATGATGTTCAACTTCTGGCGCACTATGAGCACGGAACTGGTCGCGCTCGCGCCGAAAGCGCCGTTCATCGGGCCGAAGGGGGCGTTCGACAGCGACATGGGGCGATGGCAGACGGCGCACGTGAAGTCGCACCCGTTTTTGGAGTACGACGGCGGCGTGCCACCGCAGCGGCAGCCGTTCGCGGGCGTGCCGGCCGGCGCGCTGCAGGAAGCGCTGAACGCGAGCGACGACATGAAGTCGATCCTCGGTATCTACGATGCATCGCTCGGTGCGCGCAGCAACGAGACGAGCGGGCGCGCGATCATGGCGCGGCAGCGCGAGGGCGATGTATCGACGTTCCACTACATCGACAACCTGTCGCGTGCCATCAAGTATGCGGGGCGCGTGCTGATCGATCTGATTCCGCACGTGTACGGCAAGCCGCGCATCGTGCGCGTGCTCGGCGAGGACGGCACGCCGAAGAACGTGCCGATCAATCAGCCGGACGAGCATGGGCGGGTGTACGAGCTTGCGCGCGGCAAGTACGACCTGGTGGTGGACACCGGCCCGTCGTTCACCTCGCGGCGCGAGGAGACGGTGCAGTTCCTCACCGAAGTC